GCGGTGAGCCGGTCCATGCCGCCGCGCAGGTAGATCCCGAACGCGTCGGTGTACCGCTTCGCCTTGTCCGTGGCGTCGCCGCCACGGCGGCCGTCGCTGGGCTCGCCGGTCGTGGTGACGATCTGGCTGCGGTCGATCTTGTCCAGCGAGGACATCTTGTTGAGGCGCTCGATGTCGCCGGACACCTCGGTCAGCCGCTTCTCGGCGGCGTCCCAGTTGGTGCGCTCCTCCGCAGTCCAGTCGCGGCCCTCGCGCTCGGCGAGGTCCTGGATGTCCTGCATCCGCTGCCACGTGGTGTTCTGCTCTTCGATGAGCCGGGTGAGCTGTGCGGGCATGTCTGTCCTTCCCAGGCATGCGAGAGGCCCCAGCCGGACGGCTAGGGCCTCGAGGTGAGTGGTGGTTACGAGGGGGTGAGATGCAGCCCGTAGCGGGCGGCCAGTCCCCTCATGCGGAGTGCGCGCGGGTCGGTCTCGCTCCGAGTGGTCTCTGCCGGCTCGGTGGCGGCCGGGGCCGCGGCGGGCTCCGGTGTGCTGGTGTCACGAGTGGACTCACCCGGCTCGCTGCCAGCGGACTTCAGTTCTGAAGCCTTGATCCCGGCGTCCTTCAGGTGCCGGGCCAGGTGCTTGTAGACCGCCTGGCGGTCCTCCTCGTCGAGGGTCGTCCCACCGCGGGCGCCGTTGAGGACGCCGATCGCCGTGGTGCACGCGACCGTCGAGGCCGCGCCGACGTCGCCGTCCACGCCCACGAAGTGGTGGATGAACCGGTAGCTGCTCTTGGCTGCGGCGTCGCCGTCGGGGTCCACCCAGGCGTGCGCCATGCGCAGCGCTGACTCTTCCTGGGGGAGATCGCTGGAGTTGGCGGGCCCGTCCCACGCGGCATCCGACGTGCCGGTGGAGTGCGCCGCCAGGCCGCCCCGTTCCTCGGCCGCCGCGGATGCCTGCGTCCGCTGCCCGGCCGTGATGGTCCCGCCGTCCGATGCGCCGCCGGCGCCGACCAGTTGGAGGAGGTCGCGTAGTTCGGGGCGGAGCTTCGCCCGCGCCTCGATCGCGTCCTGGTCGCCGCGGCTGACGAGCGCGCTGGCGACGCTGGCGAGCTCGGCCTCGGTCTCTTCGTACGCCGGGAAGGTGACCGCGCTGACCTCGATCAGGCGGGCCTCGAGGATCCGCCGTACCTCGACGTCGGCAGTCTGCCCGTCCGAGGTCTCCACCTGCTCGAGCGTCCAGTCGTCCTTGATGACGTAGAACCCGAAGCTCATGCCCGTGATGTTCTTGTTGCGCACGTTGGCTTTCAGGTCCGACACGTACGACAGCCCCGTGTCGAGGGCGGAGTCGACGGCCAGGCCCCGCGCGTCCTCCGCCAGCGCCAGGGTGCCGGCCGACACCCGCGACACCACGTAGTACGAGTCGTGGTCGATGAGCATCCGCGCATCGCCCTCGGACAGGGTCTTCGTGAACGCGCCCGGGGCGATCTCCTCGTAGAACCCCCAGCGCAGCGGGTTGCCGATCGCGGTGCGGGAGTTGAACACCGCGGCGTAGCCGTTGAACCGCTCACCGCCGCTCACGCCCTCGTCCGCGCGGATCGCCACGTCCGCTGTCGAGAGAGGCAGGCGGCGGCGCTCCTCAGTCGTCGTCCTCGTCAGAGTCCTCATCACACGCCTTCCTCAGTCTCGTCGGGGGCCGTCAGCAGCCGCTGCGCCTCCGCCATCAGCGCGGCCGCCCGCGCCCGGTTCGAGCCCGCCCCCGCAGGCTGCTCGCCGTCCGGGGCGAGCGGGTTGGAGCCGAGCGGCGCCATGTACATCGGCTGGAGCCGGACATCGCCCTCGGGCCCGTCGATCGGCGGCTTGTCCTCGAGGTCGAGGATGTCGTTCGCCGAGTAGGCGCCGACGTCGCGCATCGCCCGGTAGTACGTCGCCCTGCCCGCCGAGTCGCCGCGCAGCAGGCCGGCCATCGCGTACTTCGCGTACATCTCCCGCGGGAGCAGCTCCTTGGTGACGCGCTGCTCGGTCGGCGTCAGCCAGGTGGGGTTGAGGTCGAAAGTCACCCAGCCCTGGGCCTGCTGCTCCAGGCCGGTTCCCCAGCTGGTGCTCTTGCTCGTCTCCATCAGCAGGAAGAGCGGCACGCCGAACATGCGGGCGATCTCGGCGACCTGGAACTCACGGCTCTCGAGGAACTGGGCGTCCACGTTCGGCATCGCGACCGACTTGTACGACGCCCCGCTGTCGAGCACAGCGATCTCATGGGAGTTGTGGACCCCGGACATCTTGGACTTCCACCGCTCCTTCAAGCGGGCGGCCTGGTCCGGGTCGAGGCGCTGCTCAGTCTGGAGTACGCCCCCGACCATGTTCCCGTTACCGAAGAGGCGGGCTGCGCTCTTCTCGGCGGCCTGCGCCAGCCCGATGCCCTGCGACGCCATCCGCACCGGAGAACAGCCGGTGATGCCGTCATAGCCCAGGCCCGGGATGTGCAGGATCTCCCGGGAGGTGAGGACGTGGTTGACGCCCCAGTCGTCGGTGACGTCGAACAGCTTGCCCGCCGGGTTCGCGTCGTCCGGCCGCACCCGGTCCACATGCACGCGGTCCGCTGAGACCGGCCACAGCTCCTTGACCTGACCTGCCCCGCTGCGGACCTTCTGCATGTAGGTGTTTCCCCACAGCACCCTGTACACGTAGCCCAGCCGCCACAGCTCCACCGGCGTCAGGTCCGGGTGCGGGTTGGCCAGCAGCTCGAACGGTTGCTTCTCCTTCGTACCCGTCTTGTACGTCGGCAGGGGAAGCGCCGAGGACACACCTGCGATGACGTTGACGGCCCGCCACACCGCCGGCATGCGCAGGCTCGTCATCTCCGACACCGAGATACCGGCGTCCGATGTCACGCCGCCCAGGAACTCCGCCAGCGCGGCGGAGGTGAGCGGCTGCGCCGGGCTCTCCAACCCTCGCCTCGATGCCCCGTCGAACAGACCGAACAGCCCGCTCAACTCCGCTCACCTCCCGCCGTTTTCCCCTCGGGCCGGGCCCGTGCGGCGCGCGCCATCGCACGCTCGCACCCCAGCACCCCCAGCACGCCGCCCAGCACCAGCGCCCCCGCCACGCTCCACAGCGCGAGGCCGGCCAGCAGGACCAGGACGAACACCACCTCGAGGACCAGCAGCCCACGGTCGCCCGTGCGGGCCTCCTCCGGCTCTTCCTTCACCACAGGTTCGGCGCCCCTTCCGGCTCGACGTCGTGGTACTGCTCCCAGCCCCACAGCGCGTACGTGGAGGCCACCAGCGGGCACACGTCCACCCCGTCGCCGCGGCGCGACCACAGCCACGCGTCGCCCACGTCACGCTTCGTGGCCCCGGCCAGGGCGACCGCCATGGGCGCCTGGTCCAGGTGCTGCAGGCTGTGGTCCTGCACGCGGTCGTAGAACTGGCCGCAGGCCTGGGTCAGTTCGCGTACCTTCGGCGCCACCACCAGGTGGTCACGGCCGCGAGCAGCGAGCTTCTTCCGCAGCAGCGGGGCCAGCGATCCGGCCGGCCCGCCCTCGTCGATCACCCACACGCACGGTGACCACTTCTGGTCCAGGTCGTCCGCCCGCTCCACGACCCAGTCCGTACCGGGCCGGTGGTCCACCACCTCGACGTGCCGTGCCTCGTCGTCCGTGGCCCCGGCCACGCTGATCGCCGACGCGGTCCGCTCCGGGGTCGTGTCGATGGAGAACGCCACCGGGTCCGCCAGACGCGACTGGCGCACCCTCAGCGACCGCCACGCCGCCTCTGCGATGACCTGCCATGTCTCCTCGGCCTGCGCCGGGTAGTCCCCGACACCGAGCCGCTCACGGTCGAACAGGTCCGCCCGCATCGTCGCGAACTCGCGCCGCACGGCCTGCACACGGATCCGGATCCCCAGCGCCGGGTTCACCCGCTGCCACGTCCGTACGTCCGCCCGGTCGTCGTGCTCGTCACACACCACGCGTCCGTCCTCGTCCCGCGGGCACTCCCGCGCGTGCAGCACGCCCGACCACTCCAGGTACGTCAGGGACTCGTCCGGCTGCGGCGTGTCCGCCAGCGCCCGGGCCCGCAGCAGCGCCAGCTGCTCGCTCTCCTGGCCGATGCCGGCCGAGCAGGCGTACACGATCTGCGGGTTGAACCGCGCCGACATCACAGGCAGTAGCGCACCGATGGGCGCCGCCCGCAGCGACATCGCCTCGTCCATCACCAGCAGGTCACCGGAGAACCCACGCCCGCTGCTGCCCGAGCGCGCGAGGAAGCGGATCCGCGCCCCGTTGAGGAACTCGAACCCCTCCTCGCCATGGGAGCGCACCACCCGCTTCACGCGGCGGCTCAGCGCGTACGAGCCCTCGATCATCTGGTCCAGACGGCGGAAGGACTCCTGCGCCGTCTTGAACTCGTGCGCAGTGTGGATGACCAGCTTGTCGCCGAACAGCATCACCCCGGCCATCTGCCGGGCCTCGAGGAACCCGCCCTTACCGTTCTGCCTGGTCACGTTCTGGACGACCTCGAACGACGTCCACCGGCCCTCACGGTCCTCGGCCAGGCTGTGGTGCAGGCCCAGTTCCTGCCACGGGTCCAGCACCAGGTGGGAGTCCGCGGCCAGTTCCACGGCCTCCTGACCGGCCGGAGACCGGAAGTCCAGCGCGGCCTGGTCCTCGACGCCGCTCCACCGGCCCGTCTCGATACGCCGGTAGTGCGGGGTGGAGATGATCCGCGGGGTCTGGCAGCCGATCGGGTCGCCGCTACGCGGAGTTGCGGGGGCGTCGAGCAGCAAGCTCATCGATCTTGTCCCCCCTGTCCTTCGGGGGCGCCAGCCCTCGCACTGTGTGCATGGCCTGGCGCAGCTCCCGGGCCGCGCTGGCGACGTCCTTGGGGTCGGCGGAGGAGTCCATGATCTTCGCGAGCCGCATGGCGGCGGCGGCGGAGGCGTTGGTTTCGGGGGAGACGCCGAGGTCATCGAGCTCGGCGGCGGTTGCCTTGGCGACGGCGCCAGCCCTAATTCGCCGAGGCGCGGATTCAGTCATTAGTCGCCTCCGGCCTGACGGGTCGTCACTCCGCGCGATGACAGCCGATCATCACGGAGAGTGACGGGCGGCGGGGGGATCTTGGTCCACTAAATCGCTGGAGCGAGCTACGGCGGATTAGTGAGCGGCGCGGGGAGAGAGGCGGGCGACAAGGGCGTTTGGGTCGCCCGGTACCCGGCTGAACTTTTGATCCACTCTCTCCCGCCAGCCCCGCGAGCGATCATGATCGGCCGGCGCGTCGGCCGTTCGTCGACACAGTGAGTAGCACTCGGTGAGGGCACGGCGGGGCAGCGGTCACCACTCCCGGGACGCCTGGGCGGTGGCCGGCCGGGGCCCGCCACCCCCGTAGTGCCGGTACCAGCGAGTGACGACGCGGTCCATCGCGCTCGAGCGCATCGCTCGCACGCGGTCGCGCACCACTTGCTCGCCCGGGTCGACGGTGACGATCTCCGCACCGAGCCGTCGGTAGCGGGCGAGCCAGACGTCACTGGGCATGGTGTGGATCAGGTAGACGTCCACCTGGTCCCGCACCTCGAACGCCTCCTGCATGGCGGCGTACCGCGCCTTGTGGGCCACGCGCAGGTGGATCGCGTCCTGGTTCCACTGGGGTGCGCCGGGGCCGGTGAGGGCGCGGGTGATGCGGTCCAGGTCGATCACGATGTCCGTCGCCTTGGCGCGGGCCTCGATGTAGCTGGACTTTCCTGCAGCCGGCGGGCCGGTCACGACGTACAGCACGCTGCGTCACTCCCGTGTGCGGAAGCCGACCGAGAAGCCGGGCAGGCCGAGCCCGAAGTCGGGGTCGGCGGAGGCCGGGCGCAGCGGCGCATGCAGCTCGGTCTCGTCCACGCTGCACCTCGGCGTGCGGGGCGAGAGCCCGGCGGGTACGCCAGTCCACCGGAACGGCTCGCTGCAGTCACGGCAGCTGACCTTGATGTCGGCGGAGTAGCCGACCACTGTCGGGTCGGCGTCGCTCGCGGTGATCCGGTTGACGTCCACGTAGGCGTCGAAGTTCTCGTGCGGGCAAGGGCGATCGGGGTCCACGGTCACCTCCGGTGGCGGCACCAGGCGTGGCCGCAGTCGATGATGGCGGGGTTGTTGTACGTGTCGACCACGCTGGTGGGCGGTGTGCTGGGCGTCATGCCGAGCTCGAGTTCCAGCTGGCTGGTCCTGGCGTACGAGGCGCGGTCGTGGGTCGGGCAGCGCCGGGCGATGCGGTGCAGGAGCGGCTTCAGCATGGTGCGTTACCCCGGGTCCAGCCAGTCCACGAGGGCGTGTTGGGCGCAGGAGTCGCAGCCACCGCAGCCGCAGCTGGCTGGCTCGATCTCTTCGCGCATGCGCTCGGCGACGGCTGTGAGCAGCTGGTGGGCGATCTCGTCGTGGTGGCCGAAGGTGAACTTGGCCAGGTCGACTTGGCCCAGCTCGGCGGCAACCACTTGGTGGACGGTCGGGCGGGCGCTGATCACGTTCACCACGTCCGTGGGTGTGGTGCGGGCTGGCCGATGCAGGTGGGGTTGTGCCGGCCGAAGAGGGTGCAGGCGAGGCGGCGGGGTGCGGTGTACGCGAAGTCGCGGGGCTCGTGCAGGGCGTGGCCGAGCCATCGGGCAAGGCCGGTGTGGGCGTGCCAGGCCGAGTTACGGGGTGTGAGTACGCGCAGCTTGCCGCGTGCGTGTGCGGCCTTGAAGCGCTGGGCGAGCTTGGCGTAGTCGTCGTCGTAGCTCATGGTCACCACCTGCGTGAGGAGCGGACGGGCTGGCGGTTGGCGTCGACGCGGTTGCCGCGGGCGCTGTTGCAGCGGCGGTGTGCGCTGCGGGCGTTGGTGGGGTCGAGGAGGCTGCCGCCGAGGCTGAGGGGGATGGCGTGGTCGAGGGTGAAGGCGTCGCGGTCGCGTTGGGCGGCGAGGCCGGTGAGGTCGTAGCGGATGGGCTCGCCGCACCACCAGCAGGGCAGGCGCAAGGCGCGTTGCCGGTCGCACAGACGGCGGTAGGGCCGGCCGTTGCGGGGGTTGGCCTGCGCGGTCACCCGCCCAGGCCGCCCTGGCGGCTCTGCGATTCACGGAGCAGGCGCACGAGTTCCTCGCCGTCGCTCTTGGGGTCGAGCTGGACGTTTAGGTCGTAGGTCGCGGTCCGTGTGTCGGTGCCGGCGGCGAGGGCGACGGCGACACGGGCCCACATGTCGGCGAGCCTGGCGGCCTCGGTGGTGCACACGCTGTGGCGTTGGGCCTCCTGCCGGGCCTCGGCTACGGCCTGCCGGAGGTAGTCGCTGCCGGCGCGGGCGTCTGCGTACTGGGTCTGCTCGGCGGCCTGTGCGTGGTGCTTCTGTGCGGCCTGGGCGTTCTCGTAGGCCTGCTGCTGGGCGGCCTCGAGGGCTGCAGCGCGGTCGAAGTCGGTGGGCGGGGTGGTGGGCATGGCGTGCTCCTGGTGGTGAGGGGCGCCCGCCGTACGGCTGCCGACGCGCCCAACCCCCGGAAGTGTGCGTCGGCTTGAGCGGCTGCTGTACGGCGGGCGCGGGCACGACGAAGGCCCCGGAGCACGCCTCTCCGGGGCCTTCGTGGTGCGTTCTGGGATGTCCGTTTTCGAACATGGTTGTGCGTGGAGATCGTTACATCGCGCTGACCTGCGCGTCAAGCGGACTCACGTAGGGGTGGCCGGGCGGTGGGGGCGCTCTGTCCGGCGTTGCGGGCGGCGTAGAGGGCCGTGACGTCGGCGAGGGCGTACTGGGGCTGGTAGCGGGTGCCGCCGGCGCGTTGGAGCTGGCCGCGGTGGACGAGCACTCTCAGGTTGCCCAGGGTGACGCCGAGGAGCGTGGCGGCCTGCTGGGCGGTCAGGCGGCCGGATCGGGCGAAGTGCGACTGCATGTGACCTATGGTGCGGCAGGGGCGGTGCGTGGACGAGACCTTATGGCCCCCGGCATTGCGCAGTTCTACAGCGGAGGGTGGCAGTGGAGCCGGAGATTCAGGGTGCGGTGGTGGGGGCTGCTGCGACGGCCATCGGCGGTGCGATCGCGTGGGCGGGCGCCCGCTCTCAGGCCAAGGCATCCCTCGAGGCTGTGCGGATGCAGGTCCGTGCGCAGCTGTTCGACAGCCGCCAGCAGGTGAGGCGTGAGGGGTACGCGGCCTTCTTCAGCAGCGTGGAGCAACTGCGTTCGGCGCTCGGGCACGCGCACAGCGTCTGGACCGAAGAGTCCCGGGACGGCGCTGCGTTGGGCCCGGGGAGCCGGGCTGACGACGCTCGCAGGGCTGCGTTCGAGGAGATGAAGGCCCTGTGGTTCCAGCAGTCTCTGATCCGGTTGTCGGTCACCGGGCTCGAGCGGATCACGGCCGACAGCCTGGTCTCCCAAGCGAACGGCGTCCTACGGGACTTCGTAGCTTGGGCCAGCGCCCTGGAGCGTGGCGATCCGTCCCTCGACCTTGACCGGCGCTACCTGATGAGGTCCGGCGAGCTGGCCGGCACCGTTGAGCATGTGATGGAGACGGCGAAGGGCTGGCTGGACGGCAACCCGGAGCTGGACCCGCCGCGGCGGGCTCTGTGGCGGCGGATCTGGGACTGGTGGCACAGCCGCCGCCACGGCGACCTGGACGACGCCTAGCCAGCGTCGTTGAGGGTGTCCTCGAGCATCTTGTTCTTGTCGAAGTCGCCGTTCTCGTCGGTCCAGCCGAGGTCGCCCAGCGCGGCGTCGAGGACCAGGGCGTCGTAGTCGTCCTTCTTCACGTCGCCGCAGGCCTTCGGCTTGCCCTTGCCGTCGTTCTTGTACTGCTCGGCGAGGGCCGTCTTGCAGCTGCTCACGGTCTCCTCGTACGACGGCTGCTGGAGCCAGATCACGGTGGCCGTGACGCCGCCGGCGACGGCCAGGGCGGCGGTGGTGATCAGGGCGGTGGTGCGGCGCATGGGTCCCCCTCGGTGTGGCGAGGACCGGATCGTAGCGGGACGGGCAGCCTGGTGGGGCGGAAACGACGAGGGCACTCAGCTGAGGCGCAGCCGGTTCTAGCCTGGCGTCATGTCCCCTCAGCTGTACGCCTCCTTCGCCGAGATCAACGTCGTCACAGGGGTCGGCCATCTCTTGTGGGCGGCGACGGACTGGACCCACGCGGTGGGGCGGCAGCCAGGCTCGGCAGTGGGGTGGCGGCAGTTCGGCAGGGCGGACCCGTTCGGTGAAGGGCGTGACCGGGTGTGGTTCAACTTCGAGGTCGCGGCCGGGGTGTTCTTCGCCGGGACGGGCGTGTCTCTCGCCTCGCTCGCCGGGGGCTGAGCAGCTGCACGACGAGACCCCCACCGGTGGATCCGGCGGAGGTCTCTATCGGTGAGCGGGGTGGCAGGGGCCGCTCTTCAGGCTTGCGGCAGCCTCGCCGGTTCATGGGCCCGCAGGCCGGTCCGGCAACCCATCCCTTCGCGCCACCCCTTAGTGGGAGTCCGTGCGGTCAGGCTACTCGGGGTCAGTAGCCGCGTGCGCGGCGAATCTCCTCGTAGGCCTTCTCGATCCTGGGGTCGGGCGGCTCGGGCGGCGCCAGAATCCCTGCGGCTACGGCGGCGCGCACCCAGTCACGCGCCTCGCTGATCAGTGCCTCGGGGTTGTCCTTGCCGAGCCACAGCCACGCCTGGTGCGTACCGCCGGTCTGCATCCGCCATCGTGCGGAGGCCAGTTGGCGGATGCGGGGGTCGGTGGCGTAGTGCACGCGCTCAGCGGCTGCGTGGTCCAGGCGCTCTTGGTTCATGCGGGAATCCTCCTCCTCGGGTGTGACAGCCGGGCGGGGTCAGCTGTTCTGCTCGCGCATGGCGCGGTCGGACTGAGCGGTGAAGGCGTCCCGCTGCTGGGGCGTCCAGTCGGCGACGCGCTGCGGGAGGGCGGCCCGGGCGGTGGCGAGCTTCTCGGTCTCGGTCTGCTTGTCGTTGCTGCGGCGGATCAGGCTCATGATGGTGGTCCTGTCTCGTGGGTTGGGATGGGACCGGGGCGTGGCCGCGCTCTTCTTGGCGGATGGGAGCGGCCCGCCCCGGGGCTAGGAGGCGCTCTTGCGGATCGAGCGAGCTACTCCCTCGAAGGCGTCGAGGGCGCGAGGGTCGAAGCGTCCGTGTCGGGCTTGGATGTCCTTGCCGAGCTGGTCGTAGAGGCGGGCCGCCTCGCGGTAGCTGCCGTCTTGCTCGGCCCGTTCGGCCTCGGCCATACGTCTCGTGATCTCGTCCACTGGTGAGTCCTCTCGGCAGGGCGCGGGTAGTGCGGAGCTGGCTGCTTCGGGGGTAAATGGGCCGGTAGATCCGGCGGTAGACGGTGGTAGACGCGGTGGTAGACGTGCAGGTCAGGCGGCGGTAGACGGTGCGAGAGACGCGGCCGGGTCCGGTGCCGGGGAAGGGGCCAGGTCGGCCCGCTTCACACCCCTCGTCGGGACCCTGCTGCCGGGTGCCTTGACCTTGAGGTGGACGGGGATGTGGAGGGCCTCGAGGTGGGCGCGCAGGTCGCTCACCGTGCGGCCCTCCCACTGGCCGTGCTCCTGGAGGTGGGCGAGGACCGTGCGCAGGTGCACCGCGGAGGCCTCGCCCATGAGGTCCAGGAGCAGGCCGCGGATGGCCTCCCCGCGGGGCTCGTCCGGG